TTTGACCTCGTTCAGTTACGTATTGCCGCCCTGTGCATAAGTTTGTACAGCATCACTTACATAGCCTTGATTATCCATAACCTCATTTTCTATTCAGGAACGTCTCTAGTGTATGGGTCTGGTTTTGTAGGCTGCGGTGCAAGCATCAGAAATTGTCTAAATCAGTAATACCTCCTTGAGCGTATCTTGAAAACGTATAACGGCTTATAATTTGGAGATAGTCGCATATTAGCGACAGCAGGCGTAGGCTCAGTAGGCGGAATTATTACCGCCGACCGCTGATTCAATTAAAGGGGATGCCAACATACCTATTCCACCTGAAACTAAATTAGGGTTCTCAGATGCAAACTTCCCGATCCTCCCCCTGCTTGCCAATTCAGCCCCTAGCGCACCACCTAACGCACCTGAAGAAGCGCCTAATGCAACTCCTCTACCAATGTCTTTACCTTGTGCAGCAGCTAATAATCCGTTAATCCCTGCACCATAAACAGCGTTTTTAATCGCACTCCTGCAATTTTATTAGCAACACTGCCTGGTTCTGCGCCTAATGTAGATGCAAGTTTGGCTCCATGACAAGTCAGGAGGGGGTGTAGCACCCATGCTCATCATAGGGGTTGTTGCTTCTTTACCTGTTATGTCTAAAGACTTACTGGCTAAATTATTCATGGTATTACTACCCAATGACTCCCCTGTTGCTACGGGAACGCTACTTGCTGGGTATTGAGGAATAACGTTTGCTGCTTGTGTAGTTATATTATTTGCTGCTGTTGATCCTGCATCAGGTACTTAAATTAGATATACCCCCGACAAAGCTGTTTGCGTCAGAGAAGAAGCCATAGAAGTAGCAACAGGGGCTTCTGATACCATTGCAGGGACTTGTAAAGCGGCACCCCTGCTCCACTTGTAGCTCCACTTGCTGCTCCTTCTGCTGCTTGAGCAGCGGCTTCTGAACCTTTAAGTGCTCCTTCTGCGGCAGCTCCTCCAGCTCCTTTCCAGCTCCTCCTAATAGACTACCAATACCCACTCCTGTTACTCCCTCCAGATAATGCACCAAATAATGCACCTCGAGCAGGGTCTCCATCCTGTTAATGCAGATGTTCCAGCACCTAATGCTGTTCCTACACCTACGCCTACCATTACATCTATAAAGCTCATAATTAGTTCTCCAACAAATGTTGTGTTTTCTGTTCGTATTATTTCAAATGAATTTGACACCAGTTCCTCTTCTATTTCAGGAATTGATGTGTTATCTGTTCTGTGGACTGTAATAAATGCCAGTCTGTTTCTGCGTAACCTAGTCGTTTTATTCCAGGTTTATCAACAGTAATATAGGGGGCAGTGACAACAGTAGATGTTTCACCGTTTGTGATGCGTAGCGTACCTTGTGCTAAGATACCGATACTCTCGTGGTTGCTGAACTTTACCTGTTAACGCGCAACCTTGCGGAATAAACAATGACCTAACGTATCACCGTCTAAATGATAGTGTTGCGGTTCTGACGTTACTTGAGGCATTGTCCGCATAATCGCTTCTAATGCAAGTATTGCAGGCATATTGCCTTGTGTTGCTAATTGACTCATACCCCCTACCCATTTTTACTAATAGTATCATGAGTATAAAGCTGAAACAAAAGTAACTGTTAAAATAGCAGGAGGTATAGCAGGTGAAAAAGAATTAGCGCTAACGGCTTCAATAATTGCACTGGTACTATCAGATGCCCACATCAATTCAAAATAATCATTGGCGTTCATAGGAAAGACAAAATTCCATGCAGCAATCGTTTCAGAGGTAGAAGATCCTGTAATCAATATTTTAGAATTTGAGTTAGCTTGATCTACCCCATCTTACTTCTCGCCCATATCCATACGTTAACAGCACCGCCAGAAGTCTTAGCTAACTGCAAAAGAAAATTGAAAGTTATACACACCATTCTGTTCCGACAATAATCCTTGAACTGGGGGTTCCAACAGCTATTTGATGTGCGGTATTAACCGATGTAAAAGGCACCCCGTCACGGATCTTAATTTACTGCGATGGTTTGAGTGACTGTATTAGATAAAGACGCATGAGGGTATTGCAAGTATATCCCTCCCCCATAACCCAATAGCCCTTTTGTAACGTTATCAATCCCACTGAAATAAAGCCGTAAGACGTTGTTGTTTTGGTTTGCGTAGTCTTTATCGTATTGCAGTGGAGCAATCGGGCAGAGCAGGCGCATGTCGTAGGCAAGTAATCTAAGCTTTATTACTCACAGTGTAATTGCTCCCCTACGTCCATCTTGTCTAAACTCAATACGTGTAGCACCTAATTGCCACATCACACCAATTTCTGTACTAACTACTTTAATAGCAAACTGACGACCACGAACACGTAAAAAAATCTGTTCCGTAAATTTCTCAACATTAGCAGATGCCATTTTGACAACTGTGCTTGAGTTTACACCCCTAAAGAAGAAGGATCTAAATACCCCGACCCAGAATCATATAAAGGGTACATATAAAAAGTAACGTTAGGAGAGGTTATCGGTAGACCCTCTAAACGTTAAATCAGGTAATACTTTTCTAATAAGTGCAAACTGATGGCCGTCCCACAATCCCCTCATCTACATTAAGGTCAAATTCTGTTGATGTGATATACGCTTCAATACCGACTGTTGTAGCATCTTGGTTATTGTCTACTCCCTGATTCATGGTATACCAGATTATTGCTGTAAGTAGCTGCTAGTGGGTTTGGCAGAATACCCGTGTCTAGCCACGCTGTTCTTCCCATCGTTCCGTAATACCAAATATTTTCACTGTAATTGTATATAACGTACTTATCTACAACAGTAGACGCATTTGAGCAGTAGAACCACCAGACCTCGTTAAACCCTTTCGTCAGTGCCTGAAAACACTTGCTGGTCTTGGTTATTATTAAAGTCACCAAAAATATACTCTCTTAAATCACAGTTCAGTGTTGGAACAACGCCCATCGTACTTGTAGAATTTATCAGACCCCATCCAATACAGCTACACCTGATGCAAGCAGATACAGGCATTCTGATTAACGATTGAAAATATTATCAGATAGTACTTGTGACCCCCACACAAGAGGGATACCCTAAATACTGTAAAGAATAGATAGTGCTATCTGTCCAAACTAATATCTCTTGGCGTGATTGAAGCGCAGTTATGATTTGAGAGCCGTGGGTTAGCCGCAAAGATCCTGGCTTGGTTGGTTACTAGCATGGTGTCCACATGGCTGCATTTTCTTGGTCTGACCATCGAATTAGCAATGGGTCTTGAGTAGAACTTGCGTAATCATTACAACCAAAAGCAAAAACAAAACGATAGGTGTCTGATACAAAGATATAGTTTTTGTACAGTCGGTACATCTGATGCTCCTTGAATAGTGGTTAAGTTATACGGGAGCCACGATAACGATTGGGATCCTGATTGAGTCCCTGAAGTACTGATTAACGCCCCTGATGGAGTAGCGGACATGCATTAATGGATTCCTGCACTGTAATCGCGTACATAATAGGTTGTACCTGGGTCAGTAGTCCTGTTGCAAGCGCACCTGATGTAACAAGACATAATCGGCGCGCCTTCGTAAGCAACTGGGCTAGACGATACTGTAGCAAACAGCAGGAGAAGCAATCGAAATACTCACCCCTGCAGCTAGCTAGTCCCTCTCCCTGCCGTCCCAATAATATAGCGGGCACGCCCCTATACCCAAATACTAAGTCCTGTCCATAATTACTTTGTGACCATAACCTTAATGGTTCTAATGAAGTTGTAATTTCAATACCCCAACTACCTGTTCCCCATCCACCAGCTCCCCAACCTGATTGAGCGGATCGTGTAGAAGCTCCTGGATTCACAATAACACTGCTCTAGGCGTACTGCCCTTCCCTGTATCTGAACTTGTTGCAACAACCTTAGTGGTAATAATATAATTAGAAGCATCAGTAACAGAAGATATTAAAAAAGAAGTTCCATTTAATACGGCAGCTGTTAAATTTCCTCCTAATCCTGTTGCACCATTATAAATAACATAAGCACCTACAACTGCTCCATGTCCTGGATCGTAAACACTTAATGTAGATAGTCCTGTGGTCGCTGTAAAAGGAGATGTCATTGCAGAAGAATATCGAACAGGCGTTGCATCAAAACACGTCTTAAGACTCAAATAGAATTTGGTATTAGTGCCAACCCCTGTATAAACAGCAGAACCTAGTGATAGCCACGACCATAAAGAGCGGCAAATGACCTTCATAAACGTTAGAGATAGACTCGCTGCCACCCGCCTATTTTTTTGAGGGCTTCCTTGTCTGAAACGTATCTTATCGCAGTCATACCACCCACCTTCATTAAAGTAGCGCGTATTTTCTCGATTTACCCCAGACGTAAATACTATCTTTTTCAACATGGTAGTATTCCCCTGTTAATAGTATGCGATGCAACCCGGTTTAGCTCGATTAGGTGTTTGGACTGCCCAATTGCTATTAAGTGCTTCTGTATAGCGCCTTTTCCCAATCCTTATCATCTAAGGCGTTTGACATTTCTTAAACTTCAAACCCCTGATGCGCCTAATTGGAACGCCATATTGATTAGCAACAAGCATCACGACGTGCTGCATCAAGGTTATGTAAATTGGGGTAAAGTGCTTCTTAAAGCAGTGGTAGTGTCTTTTATATCTTCGTTAAATATCTCATCACAAAGCATCTCGTTATCCGTAATAACATTAGGATTTCGTCCTTTTTGAAATACCGTTAATGCCTAAGTTATGTCCAATGCCAATAGTTCTATGCTGACGTGAACATAAATACGTAATTAGTACGCCCTTCTTCGTAAGTAATCTGCTCTTTAATGTTGTCATGGTTGTGGAATCACATCAATAGGTTTAGGGGTTTGAGGAATAAAGTTTGCACATCCCATAAGTCCCCTATATTACCTCTTCCTGTCCCATCAATGCTATTAGGGATTTGAGTAATACTCGAAAACTACAATCGTATTAATTACAAAATTATGGTTATCTAAAATACATACTCTCATTAGACTACTCCCATATTTGGATTTTACCTGAACCACCATCCCCACCTTTTGTACCTGTAATAGTAGCACCACCGCCACCACCAGGAGCAATACCATTTGTTCCGCTAGTAGCATTTGTAGCCGCCACCATTCCCACCATAAATACTTGTACCACCTGCGGTAGTTGACCCACCAGTATACTCCTCCGCCACCGCCACCGCCATATAATGTATCGTATTGGGTACTAAAAGTGTTAATAGATGTACCTCCACCATAAAACCCCCATGATGTTCCTCTGGTACTTCCTGTGTAATCACTACAAAATACACCTCCACCCCAAAATCATTACAGATTGCTTGAGTGCTTGTGTAAGACGTTGTATAAGAATACGCATAAAATGCGTTATATGGCGCTCCAGAACGGCGCCAAATCCTGCTGTAGCCGCAGCTTGCCCTGCACCAATCACCGCCGCCAGTACGATACGTAATAATTATTTGATGTTGAGCCAATGCCACCCACCCCCGTATGCAGAAATATTACTTCCTGTACTTAAAGGTAATTGGGACGTACCACCTATTACCCTGCGGTTCCTGCTGTTGAAGAGCCAACACCGCCAGACCCTATTGTAAATGAACTGGACGCTGAGATCAACGCAGTCGCAACTGTAAATGGATTACACGCACCGCCTGCACCGCCCGTTCCCCATAAGTCGTACCGCCTAATTTACCCGCCACCGCCACCGCCACCCCATACATACCCCTGAAAACATAGAGTAGCCAGGGGGTCTATAAAATGTACTTGTTGAGGTAAATTCTTTAAAGAATGCTTTAATGACATACGTATAAAAGGCCGTTCCCGTACAGATTAACAGCCTAGTCTCCGTTGGGGTACATATAATAAGAAGATAGTCCATCAACCGTATTGACCCTGAACACGTTAACTGCCCATCACCTGAACTTGCGTTTTCGATATAGCAAAAGAATCCTGCCCCTAACGTAGAAGCTGCACCGATTGTCTGATTGTAAGCAGAAGTCATTTTAATAATAGACCCTTTATCAGAGGAAGCAATTGCTGTATTCAAGGTTCCTGCTGAAAGTACTATAGTCCCTGTTCCTGGTTGATAAGAAGGAGCAACAGATGTTCCATTACTTGTGAGTACATAATTAGCCAGTACCGCAAAGGAACATCGTGCTGCACCGACTGATAAGATCACCTATAGTGCCCATGATTATCCAGAGCAGCCTGACTGCTGACAAAATCAGATTCATCATTAGCAACTGGGTCAGTTTTCCCTGCTGGGATCGTATACCCTGTTGAGGTAGTTGTTTTAAGCGTAATCGTCTGACCACAAGCATTAATAATTATGTATAACTTCGAATCTGCAGGTGCAATAACTGTCACACCACTTGCAGGTGTTCCATATACTCGAAGTGCTACACATCGTGCTTCATCAGAAGCGCCGTTTATTGAAAGTGTCCATGTTGCTGGGCGTGCATGGAAGTTGCTTTGCAATAGCATCTTCGACTAGATGCAGTGATACCGCTGTTAATCACAGTCTCCCCACGTCCCTGACGTATTCGCCCGTTAAGCAGGCTGAGTTAAGTTGTAAAAGCGGATGTCTAGGCACTCATTTAATCTTCTGCTCCTAATGGTTTACCTTCTTTAACAAAAAACCCTAATGCGCCAAAGGCTATACTTAGGGCTGTTAACGTATCATGCACAACACCTGTGTCAAGATTTACACCCGCCAATAGTAATAATGATGCAACTGATGCGTGTGTGCTACGTTCTGCTTAACACGTGCTTGGATATACCCCAAGACCCCAATAAATTACCCATACTGCCTCCTAATATAACTCCAACGCTTTAACACCACTGTCTTGCGACAATATACCTTTATTCACTAACCAGTCGATGATTTCCTGCGCTTCAGGGCCTTGTCATATCTCTTGCAATTCTGTTAGCCGTTTTAATGGCAGGGTCTAAGTCATTATCCCAAGCGACCTTTTCCAAACGTTAAGCAGGTGCGCACATCAAACGGCGTGATAATTCTAAGCGGTGGTGGTATTTCAATGAGGGGTTTTTCAGGTGCTACCCACTGTCGCTGTTCATTACGCTCCCAGCCGTTTTCTGCTTCTGGTGGAACTAAAGTGTCGTAGTATTGCGCAACATCAGGATGGTAAATGTTGTAGGGTTCATCATAAGAGCCGCATATCACGAATTTTATTGTTTTCAAATCCACGCTTTTGGCATATCGATACCCTCCGTCCAATATAAAATCACGGCGCCTGTACCGCCTGCGCCACCTGGACTTCCAGTACCACCAGTACCTGCCGTGGTTCCAGAACCTGCGCCGCCACCGCCGCCACCACCGCCACCACCACCGCCATATCCGCCAGCAGCACTATAAACTCCACCGTACCCCATTCCACCGCCACCGCCGCCACCACCACCGCCGCCACCGCCGCCACCACCACTGCCAGCACTAGCGGGTACAACCGCCACCACCCCCAAACCCACCAATTCCTGGATAAGTATTAACGTTCCCGCCACCGCTTCCTGGATTGGAGCACAAACCGCCAGCGCCGCTGGTCACGCCACCTGAGTCAGCCTCCAGCACCACCACCACCAAAACCACCATTTGCGCCAGATAAACTTGTGCCACTTATTCGACCCTCCGCCGCCACCACCATTGCCGCCAGCATACTCTCAAATTGAAAATTTCCCGAAGCCTGTGCCGCCAACACCGCCGCTACCCGACAATTTCCCATGAGGAAGTTCAAAAAATGGGGTCATCTTGTCCAACAAAACAAAACGGAGGCGTTTGAACCCCAAAGTACCCGGCCGCGACATCAGTAGCGGATTGTGGCGCTTGCCCCTAAACCATAACCAGCAAATGAACTGTTGGCAGCCGATATCGAACCGCCGCCGTTATATCCGTGCCAAAAAACCCTTTAAAAACACCACCACCGCCAAAACCATTATTGCTACTAAATATCAGGTATAACCTGATCCATTACCTCCAAATCCACCGCCACCAGGACAGCCAACATTTTGCGTTGTAGCACTTCCACCACTGCTCCAGCGTTACCCAGAAACACTGCCGCCACCAAACGATGCACCGCTGCCACCACCACCACCACCGCTGCCACCACCAGCGCCGCCACTGTAATAACCACTACCGCCATTTCCACCAGCTCCATAGGGCGACCCAGCACCGCCGCCGCCACCAGGTCGCGCCGCCACCGCCGCCACCACCACCGCCGCCACCACCAGCGCCCCCAGACGTACCACCACCAGCTCCCACCAGTCGCTGTAAAAAATTTTCTTAAATTAGCATTACCTGCACCTGTGCCGCCCTGACCTGCTGATGAAATGCTCGCGGCAGTGCCGCCCGTTGCCGTCAGTAAACTTCCAAAAGAACGATGTACCGCCAGCAGCACCACAAGTAATTGTCGGTAATATCTTGACCAGGTATAACATCCACAATCCCCATCGCATAAATCCGCCTCCGCCACCGCCTCCGCCATATCCGCCAGCAGCAGCAGCAGAATTCAGCGATAGTACTTGCCACCAGTAGCACCATTACCATTCCCACCGCCACCAAACACCATCACCAGCATTTGATAGACGTTTTGCACAGGTACCACGTCACTAGATGTTGTCGCCGTAATCAATTCGGGAGTTTGTCCATTTCGGGCGGCTCTACTCAATGGCACATTAGGCGGCAGTGAATAGCCGTAGTTTCTTTATTCATTAGAAATCTCCTGCATCCACCGCAACCACGTTAAACGTTTGCGTTATTGGTTGATGCGTATAAAATGGCGCTTGCTTGCAGCACTAAGCCGTTCATCATAAACTCCCGCATTTTGAGAAAGTCAGTGTTGCTTGAAACAGGCACAGTCGCACTTGCCGTAACCCGGTTGTCTTCCATAATATTAAATTGCTTGGTTGTGCCACTATCCGTTGAAATAAAAAATCGAATCATACCCGCAGTGGTAGTACCTGTTGCTTGATAACCAATGAATCAATCCGTGAGCCACTTGCACCAGCGGTATAGACAGTTCCTATGTCCCTGTCCCATTTCGCGCAGTATTTGCAGTTGATATTGTCGCCCCTGTATTCTTAGGCGTAGACGCATAATTTGCGGTGGTTTACATTACATTTACTCTGGTATGTAAAGGTAATATCTATCGATTAGGTGTTTGAATAGAATCTGTACCCCCAAGTAGGTGATATTGGCATCTTGTTGATACAGTACCCCAATTAGGTGTTTGAATTGCGCATAGTTCCATAAATACCGTACTGTATAATTATCTAATAAGATACAACAGAGTCTAAAAAAGCATAATAAGTTACAGAAGGGGTATATGTGTCTATACTATTTACAGACTCTGTTAAAGAGGCTGTCATAAGTACATACGTTAATTCAGTATCTATACTTAATACATTTTCAGTTATATCACCTGATAGACTAGAACAGATGATTGGGGACGTACCACTTATTACTGCCTCAGATAAATTACTATAGGCTGTATTTATGCCTATTACGGTATCGGTACTTGATATCTATTCGGATAAAGTGTTGTTTATTGTAAATGTACCGTACTCAGAAATTTGGTACTTGATATTGATTCGGATAAAGTGTTGTTTATTGTAAGGGTATGGAAGCATCAGTTGATGTTGTTCCTTCGGAAATAACTACACTTAGACTACGCCTGAACCAGTAATCACTACTTCTTACTGATTCAGATAAAGCGTTGTTTATTGTAAATGTACCTACTACGGTATCACTACTCGTTACTGATTCAGTGAGGGATACTAGTAAATAAAGGCGCGATTAGATGCAACAGCAAAAGGGACAGTTGCTAACGGCGTAAAACTGAAACATTAGGTAATTCCTAATGACATACCAGAAATAGTCGTTATAGTATTACTTAAATTAACATTAGGTTTTGATAAGCATCTAAATAGAGTGCTTTTTCAGCAGGTAGGTCAACAAATACATCTTTAGTGCCTGCTGTAAAATTTACGTAGCGCATTAGCATTACTTGATGCCAATATAGTATTCTCGACTTAAAGAACTCCCTGCCGTAAGTATACGTTCCCATCCCTACTTCCCAATTACTACCTGTCTGATCGGCTATTGTATAGTATGTTGTATTGCCGTTTCCCACAGCAGCAGAAAACGATTGAAACCCAGTTGCTGCACCTGCTGAAGTAATAGCAGTAGTGCCCGTAGATGTCGTGAGCTCTTCTAACCCTATCCGCTAATACTAAAGCCATGTTATGCTGCCCCTATAAGATCCTCTTCATTAAACCATCTTTCGTTATCCATCCCTTTATCATCTACCCATGATACTAAGTATTGAATATCCCCAGAGTCATTAACGTTTAATGCTTTTACAGGGCCTTTTGGTAACACTACAGATACGGTTACTTCTTGTCCTATTTTAAAATTGGCTGCCATAACTTAACCCCTAAAACAGATGCAGTATAAGTGACTACTAAACTATCCCCAGATGCAACTGTCCTGCACCGCCAGTAAAACTTCCCGCTGAATACAAAATACCTGCACCGCCGTTAGTTGTTGTATTTCTTGCTTGAGTAGTACACATCAGCGCTCCTAAAATAGTTGCTGAACCCGTAATACTAAACGTAGTTGCTGTTGACGCTTTAGACCCTGCTGAGGCTGCGTTCCACCCTACTGTTGCTCTATTAGTGCTACTTCCACTATAGTTGTAGTTTAAGTTTTCTAACCATTCTGAGTGAGAGGCTAAGGTATCTGTTGCTGCATAAGCCGTAAAAGACGTATTATCTACAAGCCCCATATACCAAGCTGCTGTATACGTAGACCCTGCAAAACACCTATCAGTAAGTCATTTTTACCTACTGTTACAACAAGATTTTTAATAGCATCTTCCCATTTTAAACTACCTTCTGCATCATAACATTTAACATCGTATGTGCCAGTAATAGCTATTTGTTCCACTGCATCGGTTGTACGATGTACAGCTACTCCTGATTTATCTTTTGCATCTAGTGATTCTGAATACATAAATTACCTCCAATTAGACGACCTAATAATTGCTGTTGATGATGTATTAGGTGGGAATGTGATTGTAAATGTGTTGGTTGTTGTTTTATCTGCACCAAAGTCTAATACTGCAACAGAACGATTAGCCTTAGAAAAATTATAAATCAATGCCCCTCTGACCGTAAAGGACGCTGATGTCCAAGAAGGGTTGTTAAAACTTATGTACGCTACATTATCCGCTGCAAGAACAACAGGGTTTACTAACTGAACACCTCCTGCGGTATAGCCTGTACCCACTACTTCATTAACAGATGTGTAAGCCGTTGTGTTTTGGTCGAGTGTAGCGTTTGCTGTATACAATGCAATCTTAAACGTATCCGTTAAGAAGTTATGGATACCCTCATACAGTTCTAATTTAAAACTTTGTGTTTGTCCTTGCACTATCATTTAGCAGGTACCCGTATTTTTGCTCCTGAGCGATACGCATCACTCCTATCTTTACCGTTACCCAAATTCCCCAATAAAGTTAGGGCTTCATCGTAGCGTTGACGGGTAATTAGTCATAATATCCGCTTCACCTTTCAAGAAGGTATAGGCTTCTAAAATTGCCCCATACAATAAGGCAGAGTCAAAATTATCCCCTAACCACGTAGACCCTGCGGTTACAATAGATTCAGGGTAGTAAAAATAATGTAGTTCAATATCATATTGAACATTAGGAGTAGGGCCTAAAATAAACGTAAGTTCTTTAGTGTTATCTGATCGAGGGCCAAATATGGCATAGTATTTATAGGAATCCCTGTACTGCTAGGATTTGGGTACGCCTCTCTAATAAAGTTTACGTCTTTGTTTAATAAGTACGCATACACCCCTAAATTGTCTATAACTGCCATAGAATATACGGCTAAAAAGTCGTTAGGGCACGCTAGATATTTATTGTTTACTGACGCAATACCTTGTACATTTTTTCTTAAATCAGGTAATTGAATGGAGTTATAAATTCTTTGCTTGCTTCCTGAACAAATGTAGCAAGTTGTGTTGAAGAGAACGAGTTCTCCACATAGTCTTGTATTGCTGTACATAATTCAGAATACAACATAATTAACCCATTGGGCCTCTGGCTGTTTTACCTTTTGTCGCTGCCCCATTACCTCTTGTAACAATGCCTGATGATTTTATATCCGTTTCAGGATACCCATTGCATTTAGGGACAGGTACGTCTTTTTGTTTTTTGTAGATACCGCTATTTGTTTCTGCCATTGTCTTATCCTATTGTTATCGTCAACTTAACCGTTAATTTTTTCTATGTTCTACTTTAATGTTTAATTATTGCTACTGTAACTGCTTGTTAGTAGTGGTAATAATGCGTTCACTGTTTGACGAAGCAGATTTTATCTTTTATCTGTCTGTTCTACCGATAATGCATCAAAAGGAACAATGCACGGATGCGTTTTTGCTTCTACATCTTTAACTTCGCCATAAACCCACCCATCTTTTACTTTTTCTTCAGCCATGAATCATGGAGCACGCAGAATCGCTCGCATTTGGGTTATTGCGATAAAATTCAACACCGATAATTACTGAATTTTTTTGCCACTCTGGCGCATTCTCAAACTCTGACTTGTGATTTATCGCCAATACTTTCGCAATATGCTTTGTTTAGTTGATGGGTTATTCGCGCAATATCTTCATGTGTTAAGTTTTTCATTTTTTATCCTGATTGTTATCGTTACGGTGCCAACCGCTGCTCTGGCAATTAAGTAATTAGGTGTTAGTACGGAATCAAAACTACTCGCACCGCCTACAGGATTCCATCCCCATTGAATAACCCTACTTCCCGTCGTAGGTAAGTTTATATTATTTAAACCTGCTTGATAATAACTTGTATCAGGTCTTGGCTCTCTAACAGCTTGTGGGTCATAAACAGGATACATTCCAAGTTGTAATTGCGGTTGATCTGGATCCCAACAACTTTTACATACTTTAATATTTACCTGTTTCGTTTTTATGACTAACTTCTTTAACTCTTTTAGCTTATACTGCTGACCACATCTATCACAGATAGAGATAGCCCATTTGCCTGATGAAGTATTTGCTTGCCATTAGTAGTTCAAAATTCTAGGAACAAAGCGGTTATTTGCCTTCTCTTATCTTCTGAGAACGCTAAATCTAACTGCTGTTCATAATCTGCTTTCAGCATTTGAATCCTATTAGGATCCATATTAGGCAGTTTTATGCAAATATAACTCGCTAACCCAGCGACTAGCGCATTCAGTAATCGAAACGGAATATCCTGAGTGTTCACGCCATCCCCCGCATCTTGAATCCGTCTTAAGCGCCAATAGACAAAATAGTAATACGGTGATGCTAAACTTCCTTGATCGGGTGTAGGCCATACGTTAATTTGTGGGTATTTAATAGTGGTAGTTAAGCCATCGGGTACGTTGCCCCTGACTGTCGTTGTTACCCATACCTGAATCGGTCTACCCCTTGTATTCTTATTAGGAATTGTAGAATAGGTCGATTCAGAAATACGGTTAATGTTTATATCAATCTGATTTTGACCACTGCCTGTACGAACTACTTGGTCAATTAAATCTATAGTATCAATAGGTAAATCATACGTAATTTGATTTTGATATAAAGGGATAACGCCTTGCTCGATTGTCCATAGATTAATCCCTCTGTTAGCCCATTCAATTGTTAATAAGTTTAAGCTACGTCTTGCTGTACGCAAGTCATAACCGCTTCTAAGTTCTTGACCGCACCGCTCAAAGGCTTCTTCTACAATGTCGCTTAAGTCAAGATTGAATGTGCTTATACCAGAGGTCGTCATCGATTTTTTCCGTTTAGGTAATTTTTTAGGGTTTACAGCCCCCATTCCTCTACAAGGTCTCATCGCATTCTTCCCTCTTGTGTGTCCTTTTGAAGCACAACCATCTGCGCGTTTAGATGCAGATGTACGAGAAATTGAGCCACCCATCGCCATCTTTTTAATAGGCTTACGTGCAACTCTTCCACCACGTTTCATACCTGAATCTTCTTCACCTGCTACTGATTTAGTATAGGCATTATCATCATCTGCTTGCTGTTGCTAAACTTTCGTTATAAGGCTTCCAAGTATTTTCTTTATAGTCCTCATACGCGGCTTGTCTACGCGCACGGCTATCACTAGACTCTTTAGGCTTAACAACCGTTGTAGATTGTTTCTTAATCACAGCAACAGGTGCTTTTTTACTTTCACCTTTAGGCGTTAACGCTTTATCTACTTTGTCTTGAGTAGTAGGCTTTAGAGGCAGGTTCAGCATTAATGGCATCAACAATAGGATCTGATTTATTAGTCGTGTTAGGTTTATTAGTACTTATCATATACATCCCTAACTGTATCCGAAAGAAGCATAGCTGCTCCTTCTGGGTTAATAGCAGAACCTATTTTACCTGCTTTACTTAAAACATTTCTTAGCCCACTTGATTCACTAATTTTTGAAGGTGTTACGTTTTTAAGCGTAATTCCTGACCCTTTAGTTGATTTATAACTGCCTTCATCAGCAGGTATTTTATTACTAGGTCTATCTTTAGTAACTTGTGAGGGTACTTTGTACTCACCTTTCTATCTAATACATGATTTCTAACTGCCTTCTCGGCAGGTCTGTTATTACTAGGTCTACTTTAGTAACTTGTGAGGGTACTTTGTACTCACCTTTTCCGTCAGCATAAATTTAGAAGGGTACTTTCCTCTAATCAGAAATTGAACCGTATTTACCCCTATCTGCTGCGTACTGTCGTGATTTAGAAGATCTAATGTTTCTTGTATTAGCTGCTTTAGACGCGCCTCTATTAGCCATATTGCCTCCTAGCCTCTACGCCAAGGAGATTGTTTAGGGGCATTCCTTTGGTTTATAGCGCGTAAACGTTTTTTATTTTTCTCATAATAGTCACCTATACAATTTTGGTTTTTGTTTTACCTTTTAAGCAAACCATCACCACGCGCATCGCCTTCCTAGTTCACGCCATTTCTTTTGTTCTCCACTATCGCCTAAGTTTTACCTTTAGTGTGACCTTTTTGATCAGCGTGTTCACCAAATTTGCGATTCCCTTTAGTAATTTTTCCATTGTCCAGGTTCCATACGCGCTTCGCCGCCTTAGCCATACATTTACCGCCTTTCTTCATGCCTTTTTCCATCTCTTCACCTTCTGCATATTGCTTAGGTGTAATCTTACCTGATTTAATGGCTTTAGCTTCTTCTCAAGTTTTCGGATTTAGTATCTTTACCTTTGAACAATTTCTTTATATCTGCTTTGCCGCCTTTAGCATAGCAAGATTTTTTATCCGCTTTCATGTATTCTTCTCCTACCGATTGAGGTATTTTTAACCGTTTAGCGGCTTTGGGGTCATGTGCCACCATTGCCATTAAGTTGTGTTGGGCTTTAGATTTAGACGGCATTGCAATTCCATCTTTTTAATGAGGCTGCTTTACGTGTTGGTTTACCGTTTTCATCTTTCATAGGGCCTGGCATCCCTGACATCCTGGCACAAAAACGATTTTACGTCTTGCTGCATCTTTTTTAAACTTAGGATTAGGTGCAGGGGCTTTTAAATTTGACCCTGTTGCTGCATTGTATTTAGCACGTCCTTTTGCTGTTAATCCTGCTCCTTCAGAAACAGGTAATTTTTTACCTCGTCCAACTGATAACTTAGTGATTTCTTTGAGGTTTTGTTGTCATATGCTCCCTTTGAACTAAGTCAATTACTTTATCAATACCTAAGAGAGCAATTGCACCGATGATCATAGCAATTATACCTTTTGCCATTTTCAGACATTGCAGCTAGTTTTTTAAGTTCAGAAAGTTCATCTAGGGTTAATACCTTCGATGTGTCCACTGACATTTAAAGGATCGTGGTCTGCCAGTAAATCACCCCCCGTAGAAAACCGTTACGCCGTTACACTGCCTACACTAAACGTAAGATACACATTTGTTTGGTGTAACATACCTTCGCCAGGAACATAAATATAGTAAGGGACAGGTGCAGCGACTGATGGAACATCTATTTGACATAGAATATGACCTGTTGCACCGCCATCTCTTAATTCTAATGTTGCTGCTGTACTAATTGCAGGAGAACATAAATGCCTTTTACCCGCGTTCTATCTCCATAGATGCTGCCAGCCGTTGTTCGTCTGGTACTTTTAACATCAAATTGCATTGCCATTATATGGTCTCCAGTAATAAAAGAGAGGGGTTTCCCCCTCTACTTATGCAGTATAAGATGTTGGGTTGTAAGTACCGTCAGATAAACGAACCATATACTGAACAACTAACACACCTGCACCTGCTGTTAATGCAGTACCGCTTACTGTATAGGTAACAATAGCATCTGTTGAGCCAACATTAGCCTAGTAATGCTGCTGCTCCTGTTGTTGCTGCACCAGCAACTGCATTATTACCTGCGTTTGTAATTGTTGATGCTGTTGAAATAGCGGTTGCGCCTATAGATAATGTAATAGTTGCCGCTGAAGAAAATGCTGTTGTAGTAATGAACTGTATACCGTAATAAGTGACCCTGCGGGTAATACGAATGCGGTTGATGACGCTGCTGCTGAATACACAACAGAGGCGTTTTGAGCGACTGTTGTAGCGCCCATGTTATTAATTGTACCTGAAACTGTACCTGTTGTATTAGGCACAGTGCCGAGCCGCCATGGCCTGAAGTGAGAAGCTAAACCCATGATAATCTCCAATATACACTAAGATGCGTAGTCTTGTGTGAGCTTGCTAGGGCAATCTACGCAAATAAAAAATACCCCTAAGTAGGCTCTGATTTTCCCACTAAGTTATTATTTACGAAAGTGTTTTATTGGATGTGTAGATAAAAGAAAGCCCGCCGAAGCGGGTCTTCAAAGAGCTTAATTTAACTAGCCCCAGGTGAGCCAAAGATACCACTAATGGATCACTCCAGCCAAACGAATAACGTTCACGGCTTTTATAACGCACGTTACCTGTATCAAAATCACCTTCCATTGAATTACTTAAAGGTGAACGAACAAAATGTTTCAAACCGTTAGGTACATCTGTTGTTAAAAACCATGCGTTTGTATCCGTCAAAAAGTGATTTACTGCATAACCTTCTCGGATAGAGCCGTTGTTTTTTAACGCGTTGATGTCGTTATCGGTTCCTTGTACCGACACGTTGTTCAGTTTCAAGTAAACGTGTTGCAACGAATTGTAATGCAGGTGGGATAACCAATTTTTTTCGTTTCGCTGCAATCAAAAGACCACGTTCATCTGTCCAAGCAGCAATTTGAATAACGCCTTCTAAAGAGTTTTGTTTAAGTCTGCTGCTGTTGATGGGTATTGCTGTTTGTGCCGCCTGATACTAATGGATGTGCAGTTGAAAATAACGCTACACCATCACCACCTGTATAAGCTGCATTAAAGCCGTTGTTTAAGATAGACGCACCTTTAACTTGTTTGGTGTACGCCATCGCACGTGCTAACGCTTTTGTATAACGAGCAGATAATGAATCATACAAGTTATCTTCAATTGCTTCTTCAGTTAAGCTGAAGCCTAAAGCGATAGTTTCGTGGTTATAGCGTGCAGTCCATGCTTCTTGTGCTGCGTCGTATGAGATTGCTGAACCTTCGTTTTTAACAGGTGCTGCTGAGAAACCTGATAATTTGGTTTCTTCTTCAAACGAACGTTCTGATGATTCTACTTCATAAAGTTCTTTATGCTCTTCACCATAACGAGCATATTCTAAACCAAACAAAGCGTTCAAGCCTGGTAATAACTCTTTTAAGAGCTGTGAGCGAGAAATGGCCATGTCTTATGCTCCGTATATGTGTGAATACCGAAGTTAATTTTTACTAAAACTTCTGGGTATTGTGTGAAAACAATAGTAGAACCTGCTGGAATAGCGGTCACACTACCTGGTACGTCAATAGCTGCGTTTAATGTTACTGATGTTGCCCCTGCGGATACGGCACCATTTACATACGAGCCTGTTTCGATCAATTGACCGTTAGCAGCAATGTATGCAACGTCTGTTCCTGTAGGGATAGCGGCTGATAGACCACTGGTTAACGTAGTCAGTAGATAGAAGATGAACCCACACCTTAATAGCAAATGCCGTTTCATCTACAACGTCAATAATACGAATAGGAACACCTGTTGAAGGTGTTGTGGTAGGCGCTAATACAGCATTGTATGAGTCACCTGTGTTAATGTTACCCGCTAAATCAGAAGCAGATAAGTTCAACCCAACAACAGCTAAGTTAGCAGAACCAATCGCTGTACCGCCTTGTGTTGTAACAACAGCCGCTTTAAAGACCGTATCTGGGTCGTCGCATACAACCGCTACTGCGTCACCTGCCAACGTACTTGCTGGCCAGTATTGCGAAAAGCGTTTTTGTTTAGTAACAGGGTCTGTAGTAGCTACAACCCAAGAAAATACCAACTACTTGTTTAGTTGTCGTAGCAGTGGTTACTGCTGCGCGTGTAATAAAACCTTTAGTGATTGTTACAAAGTCGCCGTTGAAAATGTTGGTTGCATAACCATACTGGATAGGGATATTACCGAGTTGAACCCGCAAATACCTGACCACCAATCAAATTCACAGGCTTAAACCCATAAGGGCCTGAAACAGTAGGATAAGCCATTTTAAACTCCAAAAATATTAAGTTGGTCGGCCAAAGGCTCGTTGACGATTTACCCTCTTTAAAGATAGGCATCCGCTGCATCACTTTGACGCATTAAATTGTTGTTTACTGATTCTGTTTGAGCCAATGCCTCTCTTGCAAATTTTGCATTTCCGTTGCTCAACAAATTCATTTGGTGTCTTGCATAATAACAACCCACCCACCTCAACGTTATCTTTATAGCGGCTGTTGGGGTCAGCTAATAATCTAAACTGAGGCTGTTCTTCTAATTTGACGGGTTCCCAACCTTCTCTTAATTTGGTAGAGAGGTTTCTAGGATCGGCTACATTGAGTGTTGCAACACGTATCCATCTAGAAGAATACCCAGGTTGTCTATCGGGTTCAGGGAGCAGTTCTGGCTGCATCCATTGTTTAGGGCGTTCTGTTAAGGTTCTTGTTTCAACTGCGCGTGGGGTTCTATCTACCATTTCGGGTCTCCAATTGTAAATGCTGCTTTCGCATATTGCTCAGGGGTCAAGCCTAGTTTTTTTGCTAACGTAACTTGAGTATGAGTAAGCCTAATTTTGGTTGGTGAGGTACTTCTCGATGCAGGTGCCACTATAGAAGATGGCTTACCTTTCGATTTTTGCTCTTCTCCGAAATAGTCACCTGAACCTTCTCCTCATTGTTTTGTCCAATGTGTCGTAGTATTCATCAGAGGTTCGATCCACACCCTCTCTTTACTAACTTTGCATGAAGACCTAATGCAGCGGCTGTCATCTCTTCGTCTTGACCAAACCAACTGTTTCTCATCTTGCCATGCTAACGCTTTTCTATCAGGTGTAGGTATTGCTTGTTCTACCTGCACAGGACGATTCAATCTTTCCTGTACTTGTTTTACCTCATTTTCAGGCGTTTGTAAAGCACCTGTTTGCACATTATGTGCTCTTACCATTTTTAGATTAGCAAGATTTAGCTGTTCTTGAGCATCTACTAATGCTTCTGAGTCGCCTGATTCAAACGCTTCTTTGTATTGCTTTTTGGCTTGCTCTACTTCACGTTTTGCTAATTCTTGGATGGTAGACACATATTCACGTTCACCATTATAGATAACATTATTAACGCGCTGGTTCTCTTGTAGTAACCGTTGGGCTAATGCAATGGCTTCTTTGTGTTCTCGTTGTGCAGCTTCTTTCTCACGGCGTTCATCATGCCATACTTTACGCAACTGCTTTAGTCGTTGTTGTGCTTTCTCGTCATACGCATCTAACTCATCTTCTTCGAGTTCATCAACAATATGTTTAGGCATTGGCTGCCGATTGCGATCTTCTTCGGGCGTATCATCTTCTACTTCCACTTCAACATTAAAGTTATCAAGCGGTTCAGTCATATCTACTTCATCGGGGATTCAAATTTGTCCATAGTTTTGTCCTATTTTCTAGCTATACCACGTGGGTCATCGACAACAGCTTCAACAGTATCATCGTTTATCAATCTAAACTCTTTACCGTGAATAACCAATCTTGAACCTGAATTAGGTCTGATAAGGATAAAATCTTCCTCTTTACACCAAGCACCTGATGGGAATCTGTTAGTGTCTTTGTAACAGTCAGGCCCCATTGCAACGACGAATAAAACAGTCGTTAAGGTTTCTTCATTTTTGATTGTAATATCGGCTTTGGCAATACCACTTTCATACTCTTTTTCCATTTCGGGGATAGCGCATAAGATGTGGTATCCTGATGGTTTCGGAGTTGTGTTGCTTTCTCGTCACTCATAATGTTCCTTTTTGTAGGATTAAAAATAATGCTGTCTTTCCAGCAGTCGTTATTCTTCGTGCTCTGAATCTTGACTTAACCTCGAAGATGTATTCTTTGGCTATTCGCAAACCTCGTATTTCCCCACACAGTTTCTTATATTCTTCAAACGTTGTGGCTCTATCAGAGGCGATTGCTTCTTTAAGGGAATGGACTTTATCGTCTATATGTTTAATGATTACATCTAGTGAATCCATTATTCTTCTCCGCTGTCACTTTGACGCTGTTGCTGTTGAGCTTGGTGGTCTCTATCAAACATATTTTGTATAGCTTCATGAGATGTATCCACCATTTTAGCAGCCGTATTATGCTGTCTGTTCAACATCTCTTGATAAGCTTCATGCATCTTTTGTTTAGAAAACTCATCTTGTTTAGCCGTCATCTGAGCCGCATCTTTCAAAGTGCTTACTGCTAACTCTTGTCTATGCTTTTCTTTAGTAGCCGTCATCTCCGCCGCAGATTTCAACGTCTGAACCTTAACTTTCTTATCTTCTATAGCTAACTTATTGTCATCTGCACGTTGTTTAACTCCCAGTTGCGCTGCGTTTTTCAACACTTCTAACTCGCGTTGTTTATCTGCTGTTAGTGACTGTGCTGCAATTTTCTCACGCTCAATCTGTAACTCTTGCATTTTAAGGGCTGCATCATCTGCATCTTTTTTAGCTTTGCGTTGTTGCTCTGCTTGTTTAATCTGCAACTCTTGCATCTGCATTTGAATGAGGGGGTCTTGCGCTTGCTGTTGTGCTTGCTGCTGCGCTGCTTGTGCAGTGTGTTGTTGGAGGAGTTGTTGCGCTGCTTGTGCAAGGACAGGTGAAAGTCTTGCCTCTACTTCAGGGTCTTGTTTAATATCTTCACCGCTGCTGTCTTGTTGTGGCGGCATATTAAACCCTAATTCGTTTCTCAATATCTTTGCGGTACTTATACCCCATGTGATCTGCGATATGCGCCGCCATCGCCCCTTGTATCTGAGGAAGTAGTGGAGAACCCTGCAACATCCTGCAAAATAGTAGGGTCTTTTAGAAGTGACTGATGAACAGCAATATGAGCATCATGGTCTTGGTTTAAAAACGCTTTGACAGGTTTAACTTTTAAAATACTCTGGTTTTCTGTCACAGGGTCTACGGGTACTTTATCTTCTTCAAGCGGTACCAATTTCTGAGCGTCTTTAATCCCTAACGCGTCAAGCATTTGACGGTGTAAAACAGGTAAGTTATAGAGTTGAGGAGCACCTTGTGCTAACTGCAACACCGCTTGATACTGCACAATTTTCTGTGCCATTGTAGACGCATTCGGATCACTAACAGGAATAACATCTGTTGTTTCATAGTCTGACTTGCGTGCTTTGCGACTGCCTTCTTCAGGGTCATAACTGTACTTATCAGGGGCATACGCTGCAATAATGCGTTTGAGCAATCCTAACTCTTGTTTCATTGAGTAGTGAATGCGTGCTTGTACAGCGGTAATTATCTTAAGTGTACGCTCTAATATCGCTAATGTTGTGCCAACAGGTGCCTGACCACTCATATCAGATACTTGTAAATCTGCGGCATTGGCAAACCGTCTACCCTCTTCAACGATCTGATTAAGCAACGCCATTAATGTCTGGCTAGGCTCTTTATAAGGAAGGGGTAATAAGTTATCGCGTATCGTACCACTTGGCACGTCTACATCTCTAAACTCACCAGGTGCAATGGGTGTGTCATCTCCTTTAACGCGCAATCCTCTGGACTTAAACCCACCAGGTAAATTAGACAATGTGCCCGCGTCAGACTAATTGACGGATAAGTGAAGTGCTAGATTTAGCAAACGCCCCTATTAAATGAATAAGTCCAAAGCAATAAAACCCAAAGCCTGGTACGTATCCATAATGCACAAAATGCTGCCTTTTGTTGTAGTCCTTATCATCGGGTTCCCAATTACGACGAATAGACAATACTACCTGACTTCCTTTCTCAATAGTCACTACATACGGTAGGGCAATTCCTGTAGGCTCCCCATCTTCGGTATGTTCAAACCCAGGCAAATCTAAATCTTACGTGCATCTCAAGTACACGATAGCGGTCGCTCTGAAGATGCCCTAAACCCCATTTTTTCTGCTATTTTTTTCTCAACATCATCAAAATAGTTGTTGGGTTCACCTAAGTCAATATCGCGATAAAACCCCGCTACCTGCAAACGTCTAATGTCGTTTTCTGTTTTACGCATTACATGAGTAACACGTTCTGCGGTTTCTAAATTAGACGCTCCATACGGCACCACCATATCTTCTGCTGGAACAAACAAAGACACTTGCCGCCCTAAACGAGGGTCAAAATACACCTTCTTAAACGCATTCCCACTTAGCCCAAGCCCCCACAGCATCCGTTCACGCTCAGGACGATATTCTGTCATCACATCCAACAGCTGATAATTCATATCGTCTTGCACACGTTGTGACGCTGCTTTAGTATCGGGGGTTTCTTTACCAATTATCTGTGTTTTGACAGGCCCACAGGAGGGGAATGTCGCCATCATGGTTTCTGCTTGGAATTTGACCAATGCTTCACTTAACAGTGGGTGATTTACCCCGACAAGCCCCGTCCCAAGGTCCGAGCGCTCCTCAATTTTCATCCCTGAATAAGTCTAAACCGTCCACATAAAGTTGTCATCGAATCCTTACGTGAAGCAATATCGTCCTCATATTCCGCTAATAAGTCAGATGCTAACGACGAAACTCACCATCCGTTAAATATTCTGCAAGATTGTCGTCAAAATTGTCATCATGCTCACTGTGTGAGCCAAAATCTACTTCTAGTCCATCGAAGCATTTTCCCTGAGCCCGTCTGTATCATCAATCCCTTCAATATCTACCTCAATATCAGGAAGTGTGTCGTTTAGCAATGCTTCTATACCTACTGGCGCTCTATTTAAGGCCTTATCTATACCCATTTATGTATCCTCAGTTAATAGTACATACTACGTTTACGCTTAAACTCTATCTCGGGTTCAGGTTCATCTAACGCAGTGGTCACAAACCCGCCTTTGCTAAACCTAGACATCGCCATAGAGACAGTATCCACGTAATCATCATGTTGACCTGCTGGAAATGCAGCCACTTCCTCAATAACATCATCTGCAAACAAGGCATTTGGCGCCCAAACACGACCTGAATTGAAAATATCCGCCACTGCATTCAATCGAGATATTTTGTCATTACCTCTAGTAGGGGTAAATTCCGATACGGGCACCCCCATTTATCGCAATTCGTATATAAGCGGCGCTCCTGATGCTTTCTTTTCAATGATTATACTATCAGGTTGCCAATAGTTGCACTCATCTAACACGATTCTCTTAAGTTCAGGGAATTCATATCGCCCCCGTTTGGCATCTAACAGGATAATATTTGCTTGTGGACGACCATTTTCATCGTCTTTATAAAAAATCCCCCACACTGTACACGCACTATAGTCTGCACGGGTATGTTTTTCAAAAGCCGTATCCCATGTCATTAATATAAATATCTGTTTGGGGAGGACTTTTAGCTTTCCAACGTTGCCACCACTCGCGTTTGACAATTGCACCTTCTTCAGACGTAGGATTTTGTTGGTATTGCGCTTGCCACTTAGACACATCAATGGCTTCGCGTGTTGCTTCTAGCTCTTCTAAACTCCAAAACTCAGGCCATAAAGGTTTACCTGAGGGGTAATATGGCAGGGAACTCAACTACGCGCCAATCTTCTGCACCTCTCTGTGCATCTGCTTCTAATACTTGTCCTGTTAAGTCTCGCTTTGACCATCGAGTTTGAATGATGATAATTGAGCCGCCAGGTTGCAACCGCTGACGAGGCCCAGAGGTGTACCACTCATAAACCTTATCATAAACTTCGGGATTACTTGCAGCATAGCCGCTTCTTGTTCACTGTGTGGGTCATCAATAATAAGTAAATCTGCACCTTTACCTGGTAACCGCACCCCCTACCCCAATCGCAAAATAATCGCCCCCTGCACTGGTGTTCCATCGTCCTGCTGCTTTAGAATCCGCCGCAGTCCCACATCTGGAAAAACGGATTTATACACCTCAGAGTCTACAAGGTTTCGCACCTTACGACCAAACCCCACCGCTAAATCAGCCGTATGCGCTGTTTGGATAACTTTTTTATGGGGGTATCGCCCTGAAAAACCAAGCAGGCAATAAATAAGACCCAAACTCAGATTTAGTATGGCGAGGCCCTAAATTAATAATAAGCCGTTTGCATTCTCCATTTGCAACACGCTCAAACTCTTTAGCAATACGCGCATGGTGTCTACCATATATAAAATCAGGCCATACTGTCTGCACAAAATACAGAAAGTCTTTTTGTGTCGTCACGATTTTTGCGTTTTTTAAGTTCTTCAATTAACTTAGACAGCCTTTCTCTTTCTGAAGGCGGTACGTGTGCAAGGTTTATTGTCCGACTATTCGTCGATTGCATCGTCGTCTACGTCCTCTTCTTCATATTCCTCGTCCTCTTCGTCTACCTCTCCTTTCAATTCCTCATCTGAAATTCTTTGTACTCTGCATCACGAGTAGAGGTGAACTTAGCACCAATCGAGTAAGAACTCATCAACGAACTTAATTCCTTCTCTAATTCTTTTGTTGATTTATCAGAGGTTGCTACCTCTATACGTGTTGTAAATAAGCCTACCTCAGACACTCTACCTAGCATTTCTATTGCTTTAAGCACAATCTTAGGATCTTCATTTTCTGATAACTCAAACAATTTAAACATCACATACTGACGCATTTTGTTTGCAGAATTTGCAAGGGTGTAGTCAAACTTTTTGAGCAGCTTATCTAGTGCACGTGCTGCACCTGGTGTTGTTGGGATTAAAGGGGACGACTGCTGACTTAAAAATATGTCTAATGCCTCATTTTTCTCCATTTGGGTTATATCAGGCAAAGGCATTCCTAACTCCGATAAAAACTCACTGTCTTGAAACGCAAGTTTATTAGAAGCAGATTTACTCATTATTCCTGCACGGGATAAGGGTGTTTGCGGTGTGAACGTAAATGAGTCTGTATCATCTATGTCATCATATTCAGTATTTTGCATGGGTGTTATAGCTTTATACCGTTGTTGAAGTTTCATACTACTATAATAGGGATTTATAAAAATTTTTTACAAAAATTTTTTGCATGGGCATTTATTTTAATGACGCGGGGGTGATATGGCGAGGTGGTGACAGGTAGTGACAGGTAGTGACGAAGCTTTACTGAAGTAGCAGGTGGATTTTAAAATTTGAGGTAGTTTAATGTGCAGAATACTCATGTATAGTAAACTGGGCGGAGTCCCAAATACTATTTTGGGGGTGGGGTAGCATGCTTTTCAATACCCTCCTGTCAAAAAATTTACCCTATGGATTTTGGTAGCTTGGCGGAGGTTTGGTAGCTTGGCGGAGGTTTGGTAGGTTATACGTCGTATAACCTTGTTAGTGGTTTACAGTGTTATATAAGGGTTGACAAGGTTGTCAGTGTGTTATACAATGCGCCTAACGTTGGATGTTTCAACGTGAGCAAGCGGGTTAACCGCTATTCTTATAAACATATAAATGATAGGTAAATGATTATGAATACTCAAAAAACTGAATCTCAAACATTAGATCTAACTCTGGCTTTAACAAGCTTAACGTCTAGCTTAGATGTTATAGATAATTTACAAACACAATTGATCAATCAATCGAACGGGGTTGATAAATTGCTTGAAAGCTTGCACCATGAATTCCCGTTGGGGATTCAGCTCGGAACCGTAAAAGGTGCACCTGAAAAAAGGTGAAATCGGCTATAAAGTCGCGCATGAAATAGTGCATGATTACTATGTTAAAAAAGGTGTCAATAACGTTGAATCTAGCGTTAAAACACGCATAAGCATTATGCGACAATGCATTTTAACAGGACGTCTTAATATCAAAAATTTTAGCCGTGATAAGGCTAAATCTATATTATCGGATCTTGAAAACAAGCGCGCGAGTTAGAGGCGCGTCTAATTGACGCCCAAAAACGGTTAGAAACTGAAAAATCTCTAACTAAAAAGTATCACTTGTTGGCGATATAGCCGATATAAAATCGGATATAGAAAAAACTCGGCGATGATAATCGCAACGACAAAAGCCCGCGTGAGCGGACGTAAAAAGGCAACACCACAAACACCACAAACACCACAAACACCAATCGTAAAACCTAAAGCCAATACGGATGTTGAATCGGCTAAGCTTTCTTTAAGTATGGCATTCAGCCGTGATACGAAAACAAAGTGCCACGATCTTTTTGAAATGTTGTTAACTGAGCTATCACCAGCTGAGCTAGTTTGCTTAGCACAAGAGATCGTAAAAGCGTACTGTTAATAGCTTAACAGTATGGATCATCAAGCCACGCCTGAAAAAGCGTGGCTTTTTTGTGTCTAAAATTTACCCTCGCATACTATCCGAAACGTAAGTTATTGATTCCTATACTGACTCAATACATCTAAAATCTAGTGATTTTGATGTTAGTTCCCTCTATTTAATCATAGCGATAGCGATATTATTAACGTATAAATAATACTCCACATACTATCTGAAATGTAACTTATTGATTTATATACCACCTAACCATCCAATATTTTAAGCCGTTTAAAGGTTATACGGCGTATAACCTTCCGATACACAATCAAAACTAAAAGTCAAGTTTTGATGTTAGTTCCTTTATTTAATCATAGCGATAGCGATATTATTAACGTATAAATAATATTCCACATACTATCCGAAACGTAACTTGTTGATTTATATAAGGGTAAATATTTAAAATACTTATTGATATAAATCAATAACTTACGCGCCAAGTATACTTGGGAATAATAGTAGCGTATAAATAATAGTCCACATACTATCCGAAACGTAACTTGTTGATTTATATAAGGGTAAAATATTTATTTTTTAGTGTTTTGTTAACAGTGCTTTCATACCTTAACAGTTTGTGTCGATTTTAGTTTTGCAGCGGTTGACCGCACAAGTGCCAAGATTCGCAGCTTGTAGAAAAAAGCCCCCTATATGTATATCTATCTAAAAAAATAATAAGCGGATTTATTTTGAATTTTTCGATGTTACAGGCTTTACATACACATACATACATATACATACACATACATACACATACTACATACACAGTCATACATTGTCATCTTGATACCAAAAAACCTCTAAAAATTAAAAACACTCTCGCTTATTATTTTTTGGTGATAGACCCCTTTTTGAGGGGGCTATTTAATACACCATGCGGATTTAAAGGCGCACTCGGTCAACCGTGCCGAAACTAAAATCGACACAAACTGTTAACCCATGAAAGCCCTGTTAACTTTTTTATTTTTTTCCCGACCTCTACCCACTATATAAATCAATAACTTACGTTTCGGATAGTATGTGGACTATTATTTATATGCTAGTATTATTCCCAAGTGTATCCGAAACGTAACTTATTGATTTATATAAACCAACTAAATAATTTTTGTGTAAACCTCTGCAACCCTTCAACGCCATAAAACCCTATGTTATACTTAAACACCATAAGACACACGTCACTCAATTTCCCTAACCCTAGAGGCTTACCCCCATGCAATCCACAATCCCAAATTCACCAAACCCATCTGCTTTTTTCACCGCACCCACTGCCACCTCCATTGCCGACCATATCGCCGAACCATCACCAACACCCTTCAATACGAACCCAAACAGCACGTGCAATTACCCGCCTTGCTAACGGTCATAATGCAATCACCTACCAAAATAAAACCGTCGCCCCTTTGCGTCATCAAAACATGAATGCACTACCCATACGTAAAGCTAAATAACCGCCTACTCATGCTGGCTATAACACCTATTCATTAGAAGAAGCCATTGCAAAAGGTATGGATAAACAACGCGGTGTCTTGCCAAGATACTTTAGGGTGCAGTCATCACCTTATAACCCCGATAACCCATATACAGTTATGCAATACTTTATTAAACGAAAACCAATCACACCAATCGTCATTGTCTACAGCCCTACAACTAAAAAGACCTACTCTATCCATGCACAAACCGCGCCTACTATCTAATGGGCGTTATAGCCAATCCACGTGCAATAAAAAGCACGACACCATACAAACCGCGACGGCGATCAATTAAACCTTACCTGGTGCAATATACGCCCACCTCAAATGAGTTCTAGCCAACCTATGCTCAATAAACCAAAGCCTAGCAATCCTAAACGGCTAGTCGTCCGTCAAAAAATCGGCACTAAAAAAGTCTATCGCTTTGATGCGTGTATTAAACATATTTATGACGATGGCAGTGTTGCTTTGAATATGGGCAGAGGCTTTTCAATGCAGATCTACAGCTCACAAGCAAAGCGTTCATTGCTTTTTCATATGCAATTAAACAAATGAAAGGAACGAAACAGCGGTTAAGAGATGGTAGCATATTGGTAACAAGGTAAAACATAGTAAAACATATACCACTTTGACAAGACTGTCAAATAGTGGTACAATATGTCCAGAGTTTGAGAAAGGCAACACGAACTCAACAAGGTTATACGTCGTATAACCTATAACTTATAAATAACAACGAGGGTTTTAATTATGACAATCACAATCAATCATATCGCTTACATCAACACCTAGCTATTTTCAAGGTAGCAAACACCAAATAGTGCAGGTATTAGTAAATAGTAATAGCACGTATGCAGATATTAAAAAAGAATCTTTTAGAGTACCAAACTTATGACCATTTGGATGAGAGCATAACCGATGATGCCTATAGGTCAGCTGTCGATGACCTATTTTATAATGTCACTATGAGTATGTAGTGCCTGACTGTTGATACTATTTGGAGGATGAAGATGAGGATGGTAATGAATATGATGAGGGCGTTTATATGTTCTTTCAGTAGTAAACGAAGATGAATAACAACACGAGGTTATACGCCGTATAACCTATAACTTATAAATAACAACACAGGAATTAATTATGACGACCGTAACATATATCACATCAAAAGAGTTGAAAGCATTGGCATCAACGTAGGACCAATCCGCACTACATCTTGTTAGAAGACATATCCTAGTAAAGAAAAATTGAAGGTAAGGTGCGGATACTCGCTACCGACGGGTTATGTTTTTGGAGATGCGGAAATCAACGGATGCAGATTTCGAGGGGTTCACCATCTCGATAGAAGATGGTGAAGGCGCTGGTGTCTTTAAAAGAAAGAGTACGAGCTTGAGCTTAGGGATAAACCAACTATTCGTTGGAAACCTAAGAGGAGACAATGACGGGTGATGGTTTGTCGATAGACAAGAGTAGACAACTACCTGGGTGACGCTTGATGAGGACGTATGCGAAAATTAAGGACATAGACGTATCAAAAAGAGAGAACAACTGTGTCGATACGTCCGACCCCAGAACTCACAGTAAGGATGCTAAAAATCCTTAGGGATTTACACCCCGATGCAGATAAAAATACGTACTTGTCGCCATATTTCTCTACCGATTGCACCGCGATGGCTGCAGCCCACAACCGACAATGCAATTGTCGGATGCATGGCATTAAGAGTAGTGTGACTGAATAGGATCACTACCCCTGACCTTCACGGGGTAGGCTAACAAGCAACAAGTAGCAACACGAGGTCATACGGCGTATAACCTACGAACAAACAAGAACTAACAATCGAGGAATTAACTAATGAACGACTTCAACTCATTTTCTTTCAGCTACACTGGTGAATACACTGTTGTAGCGACACCTTTTACTAAGTGTGACGGTGAGGTAACAACTCACTGTTAGCGGGTACTTCAACGGAAGCAGGTGCATTATGCTGTTTCGTTCACGACGAAAATAACAATCGGATTGTCGGGGAGGCATTTCACGTTGCCTCCGATAGAGCGTGGTTATTGCGCTCAGTCGCAATGGGCGGCAACGCCCATCACAAAACCCCATTGATATTTGGGGCGATGACGGCATAGATGACGCCAGCTGAAGTGGTTCGGGAAACCGAACCAGACATTCAAAGATTTGCGTTTTATCAGTCGGCATGACCCTGACACAAGAACAACACGCCCTTGCAGCAGCGCAAGGGGTTTAGCTTAATCCCAGATAGGGGATGCGGACGCTTTCACCGTAACCCCCGAACATACGTCGACAACGTCATGGCGCATTTTGATGGCGTAGTGGTGGTGCATCCTGCTGCTGCAATGCGATTGTCAGCACTGTCTTTAATCGGCGTCTTTGAAAACGCCACCCGCCCTGCGGAGGGTGATAGCGCCATCATTCTTCTCGCAAAGGCTTTGCATATCTACGATATGCGCCAATAACACGAGGAATTAATGATATGAAACTAATAAAAAACACATTCCACAACACTAGCTGTCGTTCACAGCTTGCTGGGTGCGTAGATTTGACGGAGTTAGATTATTTTGTTGAATCCCCCGATCCCAAAGTATCGTAAAACAAGAGCTAGTACCCAGACGGACACTATGTCCACATAACGGTAAGCAGCGTGCTGGCTGGGCAATGACAGTAGTAGCAGTAAATAACAACAACGAGGAATTAACTATGAACACAGCATTAAATCTTTAACCACTCCAACCCCTTCAAATACTCCAACCACTCATTAAGTACCAGCGCCATGCTGGTATCCCTAAACATTGGGATATGGACTGCCCGTCAGGTTAGACAAGCGCGTTCAAATGAGGTAGATATTGCAAACTCTACGCTCAAGCGTAAGTGGCAACTACCATAAAAAATTATTGCCCGATGATGAGGCATTGAATGCAATCAATAAGATTGCAGGTGAGGCACGCACTTACCATGCGTATACCACGCTTCCGTGGAATGATAACGGTCAGCGTATGCTGACCACAGCGCAGTTTGTCGAGTATAAAGCCCGCATGAGCGATTACGAGCGTCAGTTTAATGACGCGGTAACTAGCTTCATTCCCTTATATAACCAAAGAGTAAGCTAGGTGGCGTCCTCACTTAATAAGTTCTGTTTAGTCAGAGACGACTACCCGAACACCCGATAGAGCGAACGGGAGAAGTTTTGGAGTTTAGTCTTGCATTTCAGCCAATCCCTGAGTCAGGGGATTTTAGAGAAGATGTTGGCAATGCCAATATCAGCGCATTGCGTGAGCAATACGACCAGCACTATAACTTAAGCGTCGGAAGAGTAATGCAAGATGCATGGGAGCGTTTGCATGAGATTTTAACCAGGCTGTCTAAGTAATCTTCGCATTGAAGAAGACGGCACACGTGGACGTATTTATACGTCAACCATAGACACAGCGAACGAGCTGTGCGAGATGCTGCAATCTTTTAATATCACAAATGACGTGCAGCTAGAAGCGGCACGGTCAATGCTGTCCAACACCTTGCGCGGTGTAAGCGCGGAAGATTTAAAAATATCAGACTTCACCCGTATCGACGTCAAAAACGATGTCGATAATATCTTAGCTAAGTTCGATTTCGGACTTTAAATATCACAAGCAAGAGGTTATACGGCGTATAACCTCACTACAAAACTACAATCGAGGAATTAACTATGAACAATACTAACAACAACCCTATAAATCTATATCCCTGTCAGATGCCATTGCACTAATCAGCGCAGTGGGCGATAAAACGACAGTCCTTGTGCAAGGTGAATGGGATAGGCAAATCGTCTATCCTCAAGGAACTATCTAAACAATACCCACAGCATCATTGCTGTTATGTAGACGTTACCACAAAGGATGTGGGGGATTTCTTAATCCCTCAGATAAGAGATATAAACGGCGTGAGTGTACGCCCCATTTATCCCTAACGAGGAGTTTGGATTTCATTTCAAAAAGCCCGTCATCATTACGCTAGCTTGACGAGTTGGGTAAGGCGAATCGTGCAGCGATGAATGCGTGCCTCAAGTTAATGCTTGAGCGTAGTCTTGGCGTGCACACACTCCCAGAAGGGAGCATTGCGTTTGCGACAACCAATCTTAAGCGCGATAGAGGGGATTGGCGATAACAGGCCGCCCCATGCAAGGAACCGCGTAGCGGTGACTGAAAGTACGCAAACCATCGAGCGAGGAATGGTTGCAGTACGCCATTGCAAACAACGTTGAGCCTATTATCTGTGCAGCAGTGATGCAGTACCCTGCCATGCTAGAGTCATTTGAGAATTATGATATGCCCTCACAGAACGATTACACTCTACCACCCACGAGTAACGCGCTCGGCGTTCGTAACGCCACGCTCACTAGAACAGGCAAGCCATATCTTAAAGCGCACGACTCAGTTAAGTGAGGTAGATCATCTACCACACACTTATTGGGGTTATAGGTGAGAGGGCTGCGATGGATATTATGAATCTCTAATAAGTTGGTGGCGTGCCAGCTGCCATCATGGGGAGAGCGTCATAGATAACCCACAAACTGCCAAGCTACCCACAGGTGCAGGTGCAGGTGCGTGCATCACGGTCAGTAAAGCATTGAGCAAATGTGAACGCAGGGTCGATGACTCAGTGGATGGCGTACTTATCACGACTACCCAAAGAAACACAGGCGCTGTTTGCCATAAGTATTATGTCGGCTAAATGCCCCAAGCGTGACATTGCAGTGACCAACAAAGCCTTCACACAGTATTGCATCGACAATGGCTATTTGTTCTAGGGGGTAAGATGCAAGCGGAAGATAGACTTACAAGAGCGCATATAGCGCTCATGCGTGACCCGCGTACAATGGCGTACAGTGGGGTGATGATGGTCGGGCAGTCTACGATTACAGATGTTGCGACTGCTAAAACAAACGGGCGTGATATTGAGTACGGTCGGGCGTTCGTGGATAGCCTATCAGATGCAGAGTTACGTGGGCTAATCTTGCATGAGAACAAGCATAAGATGTACCAGCATTCGTCTATATGGAAACACCTGCACCGTGAAGATGCGGCGTTAGCCAACCAAGCGTGTGATTACGTCATTAACTTAGAGATTGTTAATATGCCTGGTTATGGAACGTTCATCGCATTACCCGAAGGGGGCTATGTTGATAGTCAGTATGCAGGGATGGCACGCGCTTCAAGCATCTTCAACGCGCTGAATGAAAATCCCTGGTAACAACAAGCAAGGATTAGATGAGCATGACTGGGATGGTGTAACAGATCCCTGAAGCCCTCGCTAAAGAATTACAGCGCTGTGCGGTCAGGTGCGTCTGATAGCGAGTAAAAACAAGGGCTGATATTGACAGGTCGTTTGAGTCAGTGATGTCGCCTAAGATTGACTGGCGTGAGCAGCTCAGAGATTTTATGACAACCCTTGCAACAAGTAAGGGCGATGAGTCGACGTGGGCTAGACCCAACAGGCGATGGTTACAGGCAGGGATGTATATGCCTAGCACAATCAGTAAGTCAATGGGTGCCATCACAGTTGCAGTTGATACCTCAGGGAGTATTGATAATGCTGCCCTCTCAAAAGCATTGAGCGAATTGGTGGGGATATGCGATAATGTGTTACCTGAAAGGTAAACCTACTCTACTCGGATACACAAGTGGCATCCCATGAACTGATACACAAGAGACTTATAAGTCTCTGACCGCCTCAACATGTCCTGCTGGCGGTGGTGGTACGGATGTTGCCTGTGTGACGAAATACATCGACGAGCATAAGTTGTGTCCGAGTGTTTATGTCATGTCACAGATGGTTATACGCCGTATAACCTTACGCAACCAGCGTATCCTGTGTTGTGGGTAATTGTAGGTAGTAAGATGACCCCACCGTTTGGAACAATTGTGAGGATTGAATGACATTAAAAATAGATATGGGGATTGGAGTAGCAACCCCGTTCGACGATGTTAAAACGCATGAGACATATACGTTTAAAGAAGTTGTAGACTTACCTGCAACTAATACAAGAACGCATTGCACTACTGCGACTATCTGACATTAACATTGTCGTTGATGGGTAGGCATTATATGGGGAACAATATCTATATTGTTTGTGAAATGTAAATAAAAAACGGGGTGCCAATACAGCGCACCCCAAAGAGGAATAACTATGAACATACAGCAAATACATCAAATCAAAGGACAGACGCCAGAGTATCGTATCGAGCGTCATAACTCATTGCGAGAATAAACGATACGAATGGTCATTTATAGACCGCCTGACAATATCCATCAGATTCAAAAACTACAGTAGTTTATTGTGGTTTGGATGTCAAGAGGGTAACTCTAAGACATACGTTTTAAATCGCCTAGATAAAGAGATTGATAAGTATAAGGGGAGCGATGATGACTAAAAAAACACCTGAAGGTAAAGTAAAAGATGCGGTAAGGGAAATTTTAATAGAAGTTAGGCGCCTACTATCTTTTCCCGCCTGCTAACGGCTATGGTCGTGCAGGGATACCTGACGTAGTAGCGTGCTATGAGGGTCACTTCATTGGCATCGAGTGTAAAGCATCAGAAAATAAAGAGCCGACTGAACTCCAAAAGCGAGAACTTCTGCGTATTAAAAGCGCAAGGAACTAGCTTCGTTATCCACGCAGGCAACGTCACTCAACTATATGATTTAATTTTAAATATAAAAGGGGAATAACATGAATATCAACACAAGCAAATACAGCTATTTAACTTTAGAAGAGGCTGTAAAGTATGACGATACTATAAGTGATAATTTAAAAAGTTCTATAGAAGAACTCATAAATAAAAACATAGAACTTCAAAATGCTCTTGATAGAGAAGAGCGTGGTAATGAAGTTAGAGATGAACAATTAGAATTTTGTAGAGAATTTATAAGTTCTTTACTTTCTGATTTAAAGAAACAAAAACCTAGATATAAAGAAACAAAGGAATTAATTCTTGACATAGAAGTTAAGTTTGAAAACACATACATCGAAATTTAGGGGAATAACAATGAACGAATTAATTGAATGGGCAGACATAAACAACATAAGCGAAGACCAGATGCCTAGAGATAAGGAAAGACTATTGGCATTAACAAAATTGGATTTAATAAATAATCAACTCACAACCTTTCCTGACTCGTTGGGTCAGTTGACTGCGTTGACTGAATTGGATTTAAGTGATAATCCACTCACAGATTTACCAGAATCAATAAAACAATTAACTAAATTAGAGGTGTTAAATAGATTTTATCGGAGAATGCCATGATTGAAACATTTTATTTTTTAGGTGCAGTAATTTCATATATTTTTAATATACGAGCACATAACCGTGTTAAGTATTATAAGAACAGACTTAATTTATATAAGCAGTTAGTCAGGATCGTATGAACAGGCTAAGTAATGCGTTTATAGATTTACCCCCAACACTTAAAGAGCAGTTTGTTCATGATGTTCTTAACTTGGGGGTGATATTAGAACTTAACCCAAGTCGTTATGATGACGAGGTGAGGAAACTTATCTATAGACATAACGGCAAGTTAAAAAAGCTGTACCGTCTCATGAGAGACTTAACTCCATCTGCAAGAGATAAATTTTTCCAAACGGTTGCAGGTGAACACAATAATACATTGAAGAGGATTAACAAATGATTGCAGTATTAACGCTTACTTTACAGTTCCTAACAGTCGACACAACCATCAACCCAAAAGGCAAAGTAACAACGGTTGAGCGACTTGCCTATACAACCAGCAGTATTCCTTACGAGTCATTAAGAGCGTGCGAAAACGCTAAGAACGAGTGGACAATGGCAGTTGGCGCATACCAAATGTCAACTAGACCCGCACACGTTGTTCTAGCAGTGTGCAACAATACTGAAAGCGGGAGCGTACAATGAAACTTGATTGGACAGTCCTTTCAATCGGCATAATTATTGGTGTGGTGTTTACGTCAAGCATTAGCTATCTTGGCAACAAAGATAAGGTGCCTATTGTTAAAACAAACATTGGGATGTTTTTACTCGATAACGGGAAAGTTTATGGCGTATATGAACTGCGCCGCGACAAACAAGGAGATTTGGAGGTGATGAAATGACTATTATTACATTGGATTTTGAAACGTACTATGACAAGCAATTTAGCTTATCAAAACTGACAACAGAAGAATATGTAAATAGCGATCAGTTTGAAGTGATAGGCGTAGGCGTTAAAGTTGGATATGCTCAACCAGTATGGGCTACTGGAAACAAGATAGAGATACAACAATTCTTAGACGGTTTAGACATACCCAACAGTGTACTGTTGTGCCACAACACATTCTTTGATGCAACTATTTTATACGAACATTTTGGGATAGTTGCTAAACGCTATCTTGATACTCTATCAATGGCAAGAGCAATTCATGATGTATTCTGTTGGGGAAGTCTTGCTAAACTCGCAGTGCATTATGGGCTAGGTCAAAAAGGATCTGAGGTAGTCAATGCGCTGGGGAAGCGTAGGGTAGCGTTCTCTAATGATGAGTTAGCGGCGTATGGTGGGTATTGCATCAATGACGTTGAGTTAACACACAAACTATTTGAAAAGTTATTTGAAAATTTCCCTATCACAAGAACTGTCACTGATTGACATTACTATTAAGATGGCGGTGTGCCCGACACTGACAATAGATCTACCCTTACTAGAATCGTATTTGTACGAAGTAAGAAGTAAGAAAGAAGCACTGCTTGCTGTGATAGGGGATAAGCGCGAAGAACTTATGAGTAATCCCAAATTTGCAGAACTATTGAAGATGCACGGGGTAGAATCCCCGATGAAAATATCCCTACTACAGGTAAGCTGACGTATGCGTTTGCTAAAACAGATGAGGCGTTTCAAGCACTGCTTGAACATCCCAGTACAGAGGTGCAGATGTTGGTGTCTGCACGTCTAGGCGTTAAAAGCACTATTGAAGAGACACGAACAGAACGGTTTATAGGCATCGCCAAACGAACGCCTAAGCTACCTATACCTTTGAATTACTATGGGGCAGCGACAGGGAGATGGTCAGCAGGGAGTGGGCAGAAGGTAAATTTTCAAAATCTGCCTAGAGATAGCGCACTTAAAAAGTCTGTGATTGCACCTGATGGGTATGTAGTAGTAGGGGCAGACTTATCAAACATCGAGCTGCGGGTTGGTCTTTGGGTGTGCAATGAGATGGCTGCTCTTAAATCATTAGGAGAAGGTCGAGATCTCTATAAAGAATTTGCCAGTATTGCATTCAATGTCCCTTATGAGGAAGTTACAAAAAGCGCAACGGTTTATAGGCAAGACTTCACAGCTGGGGCTAATCTTTGGTGTTGGTGCAGCAAAGTTAAGAGAGGCAGTGCGAGCAGGGTCTGGCACGGACTTAGGTGAAGTAGAATCTAAACGGATTGTTGATTTATACAGAGAAACTTATAAGGGCGTTGTGGCTTTTTGGAAAGTGTGCCAACAAGTAATTGACTCGATGGTGGTAGATGACTATTATGCATTTGGTAATAATAACTTGTATAAGTTGGAAGGGAATAAAGGCGTTAAGCTGCCTTCTGGTTTGTATATGCACTACCCTCATTTAATGCTAGGGGCTGATGATAAAACAAACAGCACAGGGTATTTCTATAAAGTACGTAATGGATATGACAGACTGTACGGAGGTAAGTTGACTAATAATCTTGTACAGGCAACCGCGCGGTGTATCATGGCAGAAGCGATGATACGGATTTCAAAGAAGTACAAAATAGCACTATGCGTTCACGATGCGCTCTACATCGTTGTTGAAGAAGACAAAGCACAACAAGCACTAGACTATGTGATTAGTGAGATGTGCCAAGAGCCTACTTGGATGCCAGGCATTCCCCTTGCAGCTGAAGGTGGGTTTGGTAGAAGTATTGCAGATTGTTAGGAGGCATTATGAGATTAGATAAGTTAATAGGGGTTGCCCTAACGTTAATTGGCGTGTTGTATATTGTGATTGCCCTTTTATATTGGAGAGAAACATGGAACTAATTATGAATGTTGCGTATGTAGTAACGGTACTGGCTTCAACGGTAGGCTTATGGTTCGCGTTGAAGTAAAAGAATTAGTTAAACCCGTGCACCCACACCGTCATACGTGGGTGTACTACCACAGCCGTAAAGTAAAAGTTTGTATAGACTGCAAACAAGAACAAAAATACAACAGCGAATACCCTTCGCACCAAAGATAATATGAACAAGATAGTATCAAAAAATTACATCATATAAAGTCGTCAAGGATGACGACAATGAAAAAGTTGAATTGGTTGAGCCGATTGAATCTACTGTAAAGATGCATGAAGCAATTAAGCGTACTGAAACACTTGACGGCACAACCTATAAAATCAAAACGCCGCAATCAGAACACGCGCTCTACATTACCATCAACGATATGGTACTTGACGGGGTTAAGTATCCGTATGAGATTTTCATTAACTCTAAAAACATGGAGCATTTTCAATGGATACTTGCATTGACAAGAGTTATCTCAGCAGCATGGCGCAAAGGCGGTAATGCAGATTTTTTAATTGATGAACTCAAAGCGGTGTTTGACCCTAAAGGCGGCTACTACAAAAAAGGCGGTGTCTATATGCCGTCATTGGTGGCTGAAATTGGTCATGTGATCGAAAAGCATTTAAGAATAGATAACACACCTGACGAATTAAAAAAAACTTTTATTGAAGAAAGAAGAAGCATTAGGCATTGACGGAGATAACTATCCTGAAACTGCTGTGTTGTGTGCAAAGTGTAATGTTAAAGCGGCAATCGTCATGGATAACTGCTTGACGTGTCTTAATTGTGGCGATTCTAAATGTGGGTGATGAAATGAAACCTGACTGGAAAAATGCCCCAGAATGGGCAAATTATTTAGGACAAGACGGCAGTGGTACATGGTATTGGTATAAGTGCGAACCTGAACCTGAACTTGAACTTGACTATAATCCTGAACCTGAACCTGAACTTGACTATACTGAAGGATGTTTTGTTTTTTATGACGAAAATGTAATTTGGCACGAAACACTAGAGAAAAGACCATAAATAAAGAGGATTAATGTATGCAACTGGATTTTGTTAGTGTATTAAATGACGAGAATAGCAATACGTAACTGAACGAAGAGCAAACACATAAAC